TGTGATAGAATGTATTATAGAAGATTTAAACTTATGATTGAAGTATTAGTACAGAATGATCCATACAGGTATGTGAAGATGCCTGATCTACTTGAGAATGGTCAACCCGATTATCGCATTCAAAAATGGAACAATCACAATGGTTACAAGGATATGTATCTATGTGATAACTTCATGCAGTTCAAGACTGCTATAGATGACTTTGAATATACAAAGTGGTTAGATCCCGCTGGAGTTCCTTGCTATATAAAAGACGATTAGTTATAGAAAATGAAAATTGGATTTAATTGTAGTTCATGTGACCTGTTTCATGCTGGTCATGTAACCATGTTAAAAATGGAAAAACAATTATGCGACTATTTAATAGTAGCTCTTCAAGTAGATCCAACTATAGACAGACCTGGAATTAAAAACAAACCAGTTCAATCAATATATGAAAGGTATGTCCAACTTCAAGGATGTAAATATGTTGATGAGATTCTTGTGTATGAAACTGAGGCAGATCTTTTAAATTTAATTCAAACTCAAACCATACATATTAGATTTTTAAGTGAAGAATATAAAAATATAGATTTTACTGGAAAACAGTATTGTATTGATAATGGTATTGAAGTTCATTTTCATTTAAGAAGACATCAATACTCTTCAACTGAACTTAGGAATAGAGTTTATGAACTTGAAAAGAAAAAAAGGGATGAGAAATTAGAAAGAGACATTCAACAGTATTCACCAGAACTCTTAGATAAGTATAATTTGGATAAATGACAATTTTTGTTACGGGTGGTGCTGGATTCATTGGGAGTAATTTTTTACATCAAGCAGTTAAATCTTTTTCTGAAAAAATTATTTGTATTGATAATCTGAGTTATGCATCAGATTATGAACAGATAAAAGATCTTCCGATTGAGTTTTGTAACGCAAACATAGTAGATCAGCATTACTGTGATTATATTTTTAAAAAATATAAACCAAAAACTATTTTTCATTTTGCTGCTGAAAGTCATGTAGACAATTCAATTAAAGATTGCTCAAAGTTTATTAGTAGTAATATAAATGGAACTGTTAATTTACTTAACTTATCAGTAAAATATGACATTGAAAGATTTCATCACATATCTACTGATGAAGTTTATGGATCATTGGATTATGAAGATCCACCTTTTACCGAAACAACTCCATACGATCCTCAAAATCCTTATTCAGCATCAAAAGCAGCAAGTGATCATTTTGTCATGTCCTATCATAATACTTACGAATTACCTGTAATGATTACTAATTGCTCTAATAATTATGGTCCTAGGCAACATATTGAAAAGTTAATTCCTAAAACTATATCTAACATACTGTCCAATAAAAAGATACCTGTTTATGGTAAAGGTGAAAATATTAGAGATTGGATTTATGTTGAAGATCATTGTAGGGGAATATTAGATGTTTTTCATGGTGGTAAAATAGGAGAAAAGTATAATATTGGTGGAGAATGTGAATTAAGAAATATAGACTTAATTAAAATGATTATTAAGTTAATGGATGCTAGTGAAGATTTAATTGAGTTTGTTGATGATCGTCCTGGACATGACTTGCGTTATGCTATTGACAATGCTAAAATTAAAAATACTTTATCTTTCAAACCTCATTATACAATAGAAGAAGGTTTGAAAAAAACTATTGAATGGTATATTAAATAATGATTTCTTTATATGGTGGTAGTGGATTTGTTGGTGGAGAATTTCAAAGAATGTATGATTCATGTATTCAAATACCACATGATCAACGTGAACCAAAATCTAATAAAATTTTATATTTTATTTCAACGGTAGATAATTATAATGTTTATGATAATATTACTTTAGATGTGGATACTAATTTACATGTTTTATGTCAAGTGTTAGATTATTGTAGATCTAAAGATATTGAATTTAATTTTATTAGCTCTTGGTTTGTTTATGGCAATACCTCTTTACCTGCTAAAGAGAATGGGTTATGTAATCCAACAGGATTCTATTCTATTACAAAAAAATGTGCGGAAGATTTATTAATATCTTTTTGTAATACTTATGGTGTCAAGTATAGAATTTTGCGATTGTGTAATGTTCTTGGACTGGAAGATAGAAAAGCATCTAGAAAAAAGAATGCTATCATGTGGATGATTAATCAACTTAAATTAAATAAAGATATTAATTTGTATAATAATGGGTCTCCTTATAGAGATGTAATGCATGTTAAAGATGTTTGTCGTGCTATAAAATTAGTTATTGATACTGGAGAACTTAATACAATATACAATATTGGATCTGGATATCCAACTCAAATTGGAGAAATAATTAATTTTGTCAAGGATCATATAAATTCTAAATCACAAATTAATACTATAGAACCACCAGAGTTTCATAAAAACGTCCAAGTACAGGATTTTTGGATGAATGTGGAAAAAATTAAATCACTTGGATTTGTACCAGAGTATACTTTAGAAGAGGGGTTGAAAAATATGTGTCAATGATGTATACTATATAAGTATAGAATTTTATTTTATAATGAGTGAATATAAAAAAACAGCACTAGTATTAGGTGCTGGTGGTTTTATTGGTAATCATATGGTAAAAAGACTGCGTTCTGAAGGTTACTGGGTTCGAGGTGTAGATCTTAAATCTCCAGAGTATTCAGAAACAGAAGCAAACGAATTTGTTCATGGTGATTTGACAGATAGAAGTTTTGTTCATCGTGTAATTAAATTTAAAGGTTATCAAGGTAATTTCTACCATGAAATACCATATAAAATGGTAGATTGCTTTGATGAGATATATCAGTTTGCTGCTGATATGGGCGGTGCTGGTTTTGTATTTACAGGTGATCATGACGCTGAAATCATGCATAATTCTGTAAGTATTAATTTAAATGTTCTTGAAGAGACTCGTCTTTTAAATGAACAACTAGATCATTATGAACCAGAGCATCATCCTAAAAAACAACCAAAAATATTTTATTCAAGTTCTGCGTGTATATATCCAGAGCATAATCAATTAGACCCTAACAACCCAGATTGCAGTGAATCATCAGCATACCCCGCAGACCCAGACTCAGAATATGGATGGGAGAAACTCTTCTCCGAGCGTCTTTATCTTTCTTATCACCGTAATTATAATATTCCTGTACGCATTGCTCGATACCATAATATCTTCGGAGTAGAAGGAACATGGAATGGAGGAAGAGAAAAATCACCAGCAGCAATTTGTCGTAAGGTTGCCGAACTCGGACCATTTGGAGGAGATATTGAAGTGTGGGGTGATGGTGAACAGACTAGATCATTTTTATATGTTGACGAGTGTATTGAAGCAACAAGAAGATTGATGGATTCTGATTTTATAGGACCTATCAATATTGGTTCTGAAGAGATGGTAACTATCAATCAATTAGTTGATATTGTATCTAAGATCTCTGGAAAACCTGTAGAGAAAAATCATATTGACGGACCTTTAGGTGTTCGTGGTCGTAATTCTAACAATGATTTAATTCGAGAGAAGTTAGATTGGGATTATAGTATGACGCTTGAAGAGGGAATTGAAAAGACTTTTAATTGGATTCATTCACAAGTATATAAAGATCGCCCAATGTATCATCCTGTGTAAAAATGAAACTTCGTCATTGTAAATACACTGCATCTACTGGAGGATGTAGCGTTCTTAATCATCCAGAAATGAATCAATTGGATTGCATGTGGAATTCTGGTTTCTATTCAAATCAAACACAAGCATTTTTGTCCACTTTAATTCTTTTAAGTCATGGTATTATTCCAGACAAGATTAGCTATGCTATGGGATTTAAGAGACTTAAAAAAGATCCAGATCGTGACATCTTTCCTGATTTTTATAAAATTGATCCTAGAGTATCAGTTCAACTTCTTAAGACAGTAACTCTTCCTGATGAAAATCGGAAACAGTTTGATCTCTACGACTTTGAATACTATAATCCAGTTGTCCAAAGATTTTTTAGTCCTAGTGATGTTATTTTAGATCGTAAGAATCAATTGTTGAATAAGTATAAAATTAATCCAAGTGAAACTATTGCTGTTCTTTATAGAGGAACTGATAAGTATACTGAAGTTCGTCTTGGTGATCCTCAAGCTTATCTACATACGGTCAGACAAATTCTACAACAAACTAATGCTAAAAAAGTTCTTGTTCAAACAGATCAAACTCAAATATTAGATTTCTTCAAAAAAGAACTTGGTGACATGGTTGTTTATTTTGAGGAAACTCCTACTACAACTAACAAGGATTCTATGATTTCTAATATGGAAAATAGTAAGGGTGATATGACAGACTGGATGCAGTGGTTTGATGCTGCTCTCCGTTGTGTTTCAAATTGTGCTTTTGTTGTAAATCATACAGGTAACTGTGGTTTATGGATGAATCTCTACAGAGGAAACACAATTAACGTATTTCAATTTGATCAATATGGAAATGTCTTCTGATTTAATTTTTCATCACCATACATCTTTAGGTGATCATTTTATATGTAATGCTATAGTTCACATTTATGCCGAAAACTTATGTGAAAGATTACATCTTCCTTGTCATAAAAGATATTATGATATAATCGAATGTTTATATAAAGATTTTGATAATATTATCGTTCATCCTTTTCATGATGACTGGGCAACTTTAGAAAAAGAAATGGTTGCTTTTGCTCAAGAAAAAAACTGGCCAATAACTAGGATTGGATTTGAAAATGTATACTATAGAAATTTAAGAAGAGAAAATTCACCACCAGAATTCTTTGCTGTTAATTTTGATCGTCAATTTTATGAGCAAGCGAATATCCTATTTAAGGAAAGGTATTTAAAATTTACTCTTCCAAAAGAAATTCCAGATGTTGATGAAGTTTATAATAAGTTGACAGACGGTGA